GCCACCCATGCATGGAACAACCTGCTACTTGGCCTAAGGCTGGGCACGCATCCGCGCATCGTCGCAACTACGACGCCTCGCGCTGTGCCGCTGCTACTCCGGCTATCGAACGAAGATTCGGCCAGCATGGTGATTACGCGCGGCAAGACAGAGGACAATGCGGACAATTTGCCGCCACGCTTCCTGCGCGAAATGCGCCGGACCTTCGGCAAATCAATGCTCGCGCGGCAAGAGCTGGACGGCGAGTTGATCGAGGACTTGCCGGGTGCGTTGTGGACCCGTGCCATGCTGGAGAAATGCCGCGAAGCTGTGGCCGGTCCGCTGGCACGGATTGTGATCGGCGTCGACCCGCCCGCTTCTGCTCACGGCGATGCCTGCGGAATCATCGTTGCAGGGATTGACGGGGATGGCATCGCGCATGTTCTCGCCGACGCCTCGGTCGAACGGCCAAGCCCGGAACGCTGGGCAAGGGCGGTCGCCAAAGCAGCAGAGATTTGGCGGGCCGATCGGGTGATCGCAGAGGCCAACCAAGGCGGTGCGATGGTCGAAAGCGTGTTGCGCGCGGCGGAAATCGCCCTGCCGCTGAAGCTGGTTCACGCCAGCCGCGGCAAGGCCGCGCGGGCGGAACCTGTCGCGGCTCTCTACGAAGCGGGTCGCGTCCACCATGCCGGGGTGTTCCCGCCGTTGGAAGACGAGCTTTGCGGCCTGCTCGCGGGAGGCGCCTATCACGGGCCAGGCCGCTCGCCCGACCGCGCCGACGCGCTGGTGTGGGCCTTGAGCGAACTGATGCTGAACCGCCCCGCCCAGCCGAGAGTGTGGGCGGGCGATTGAATTGCAGAGAAGAACCGAAAGGCCGTTCATGTCATTTCTCCAAACGCTGACTTCCGCCTTCAAGGGCGGGGGCGACCGCGTGCCGCTGGCGCGCACCTATAATTCGCCCTGGGTCATCGCCGATCTCTGGCCCGGCCGCGCGCCCTACGAATATTCCGCCGCCGTCAAGCGCGCCTATCTCGAAAACCCTGTCGCCCAGCGCGCTGTGAGACTGGTGGCCGAGGGCATTGCCGGCGCCCCGCTGGCGGAGACCGATCCGAAACTCCTCGCGCTCATCGGCAATACGAGCGCGGGCCAGTCGCTGCTGGAAACCCTGGCTTCGCACCTGATCCTGCACGGCAATGGCTATGTCCAGGTGATGAAGGACGCCAAGGGCCGCCCGTGCGAGCTATTCGCCTTGCGGCCCGAGCGGATGAGCGTTGTTGGCTCGTCCGATGGCTGGCCAACGGCTTTCACCTACAAGGTCGGCGAACAGAAGCTGACGATCCCGGTGCTGGACGAGGACGCTTCGCCCAACCTCATCCATATCCGCCATTTCCATCCCGCTGACGATCACTATGGCGCCGGCTGCCTTGCCGCCGCCGACCAGGCGATCGCCACGCATAATGCCGCGGCAGGATGGAACCGGATGCTGCTGGAAAACGCGGCGCGGCCTTCGGGCGTCTTGGTCTACGATCCCGGAGACGCCGGGACGCTGACCGGCGATCAGTTCGACCGCTTGAAGGACGAGTTGACCCGGGCCTTCGCCGGGCAAGGCAATGCCGGTAGGCCGATGCTGCTCGAAGGCGGGTTCAAGTGGCAATCAATGAGCATGAGCCCAGCCGACATGGATTTCGCAACGCTCAAGGCCGCTGCAGCACGTGACATCGCCCTCGCTTTCGGCGTGCCGCCCATGCTTCTGGGCCTGCCCGGAGACTCGACCTATTCGAACTATCGCGAGGCCAACCGCGCGTTGTGGCGGCTCACCCTGCTGCCGCTGGCGGCAAAGATACTCGCGGCGCTGGGCGAGGGACTCTCGCCATGGTTTCCGAAGGGCAGGCTCGCCATCGACCTCGACCGCGTGCCGGCGCTCGCCGAAGACCGCGAGCGCCTTTGGTCGCAGGTCAGCGGCGCCGACTTCCTGAACGAGGATGAAAAGCGCGCGCAACTGGGCCTCCCCGAACGGCCGGCCAAATCGGAGAAGAATCGATGAACAATGAAGACATGTTGGCCCGGCTCGTCGCCCAGGCGGCAAGCGATGGCGGCGACCTTGTGACGCTGCGCGCCATTGTCGAGGAAGCAAGCGAACTCGGCGCACAGCGTATGCTGACCCGGATCGGCCTCGACGATGAAACCGCTTCGGAGGACGTGTCCGAACTGCGCGAACTGCTCCAGGCCTGGCGGGACGCCAAGGCATCTGCACAGCGGGCCGTCATCACCTGGCTGGTCCGCGGCCTGCTCGCGTTGCTACTGCTGGGGCTGGCGGTCCGTTTCGGCGCGACGGAGCTGCTCCGGTGAGCCTGCGCTTTGCCGGCTATGCCGCCCTGTTCGGCAAGCGCGATGCCGGGCGCGACACGATCCGCAAAGGCGCTTTCGCCCGCTCGATCGCGAACCGGCGGGAGCCGTTGCCCTTGTTCTGGCAGCACCGGCCCGACCTTCGCATCGGCTGGATCGAACGCATCGGCGAGGATGATCGCGGATTGCGCGTGATCGCTTCTGTCGACAATCCCGACGGAGCTGCAGGCCTTGCCCTCAAAAACGGCAAGGTGACGGGCCTCAGCTTTGGCTATCGCACCAGAGGCAGCAGCCGTAGCGAGGAAGGCCGAGAGCTTTATGACATCGACCTGCTCGAAGTGAGCCTTGTCACCCATCCAATGCAGCATGGCGCACGTGTGCACATGCTCAGCTGATCCTGCCAAACCCCAATCGATTTTGTCCGGCCGTCCCGACCCATGGGGCGGCCTTTTTTGTGAAAGGTAATGCCCCATGGAAATGACCCAACCGGTCGAGGCGCTCGACGCCTCGTTCAACCTTGTCGCCCGACAGGACGCGGCGGAAAAAGCCATCGATGCGCTGCGCAGCGATGTTGAAGATGTGAAGAGCAGGCTCGACCGCGTCTCCCGCGCAGCCGCGCGCCCGGTCCTCGAAACCTCGTCGCCGGCCGTGCCCAGCCCCGAGCTCAAAGGCTTTGTCGAGGGCTATCTGCGCCGCGGTCGGGAGACAGAACTCAAGTCGATCTCCGGCGAAGTACCGGGCGACGGTGGCTATGCAGTACCGGAAGAAATCGACAACCTGATCACCACAAGGCTCAAGAACATCAGCCCGATCCGCGCAATTGCCCAAGTCGTCCAGACCGGCTCGGCCGGCTATCGCAAGCTGGTTCCGACGAGCGGTACTGCCTCGGGCTGGGTCAGCGAAACCTCGGCGCGCCCGGAAACCGACACGCCCAATTTCGTCGAGATCGCCCCGCCGAGTGGCGAGCTTTATGCCAACCCGGCCGCCAGCCAGACCATGCTGGACGATGCCGCGTTCAACCTCGAGACCTGGCTCGCCGATGAAATCGCGATGGAATTCGCCCGCGCGGAAGGAGCCGCCTTTGTCGGCGGAACCGGCACCAACCAGCCGGAAGGCTTTCTCTCTGTCCCGACGACCGACGAAAATGACGTGATTCGTGCCTTCGGCACGTTGCAGTATACTGCCAGCGGAGATGCCGCCGGCTTCGACACCGAGCCCGAACTCAAGATGATCGACATCGTCCATTCGCTCAAGGCCGGCCATCGCCAGGGGGCAAGTTGGGTGATGAATTCGACGACACTCGCCGAAGTCCGCAAGTTGAAGGCCGCAGACGGATCTTTTCTCTGGCAGCCTGGCCTGATGGAAGGCCAACCCAACCGCCTGATGGGCTATCCGGTGGTAGAAGCGGAAGACATGCCCGATATCGCGGCCAATGCCTTCCCCATCGCCTTCGGAAATTTCCGCGCCGGCTACCTCATCACTGAACGAAGCGCGACCTCCATCCTGCGAGACCCGTTCACCAACAAGCCCTTCGTCCACTTTTACTCGACGAAGCGGATTGGCGGGCAAGTGCTCGACAGCGACGCGATCAAGCTGATGAAGATCTCGGTCTAGGCCAAGTTCGGCCTACCCTGTCCGGCTGGCACCTCTCCCGGCCGGACAGCGCCCGCGCCGCTGCCGCACTTCCCCTGCGGCGCGGGCGCATACCCCCACGTCACAACAGAAACGGAGACCGCCATGAAGCGGGCAATCGTCACGCCGGCGGTGCTGCCACCGTCCGCCCTGGCCGAACTGAAGCAATGGCTCGGCATCACCACGGCGCAAGACGATGCGCTGCTGAGCGGCCTGTTGCAGGCGAGCCTTGAATTGTGCGAGGCCTTTACCGGCATCATACCAATCGAGGCGGAATGCGAAGAGGTGATCGCAATCGCCAGCGGCTGGTGCGCTCTCGCCACCAAACCGGTGCAAGCGATAACCGGGATCGAAGGCATCACGAAAACGGGGGACCGGTTCACCCTGTCCGCTGGTGCCTATGAATTCGAACTGGATGCCGACGGGACCGGCCTTGTCCGCATCATCTCTCCGGCAGGCGCGGCCAACGCGGCGATTCGCTTCGCCGCGGGCTTGGCTCCCGATTGGGACAGCCTGCCTGAACCGCTGCGCCACGGAATGATGCGCCTTGCCGCGCACCAGCATCGCGAGCGCGAGACGAGCGGTGCTGCACCCTTGCCGCCAGCCGCCGTCGCCGCGCTCTGGCGCCCCTGGCGCAGGATGCGGCTCGCATGATCGTCGCCGTGACGGCTTCGTCATTCGATGCCCTGGCTGCGAGGCTGATGGCACGCGCCAATGCAATTGCCGAAATTCGTGCTCTGCAAGCGAAGCACGATCGCCTGAGAGGTGCGCAGCGCTGGCGCAGGGCCGAATGGCTTTGGCCTGGCTTTGCGAGAGGATAACCGGACATGGAAACCTCCCTGAGAGCAGCACTGATCGACTGGCTCGCTTCGGACCCTGTCCTGTCCGCCGAGCTCAACGCGATCTCCGAAGAGGCACCGTCGCGCAGCAGCCTTCCCTGGCTCGCGATCGCCGCCAGCGGCAGCATCGACTGGGGCAGCAAGACGCATGAAGGTCGCGAAGTGCGCGTTGCGCTGGAGCTCAATTGCCGCGGCGATGCTCCCGATGCTGCCGCGACACTCGTTTCGGCCATTGAACAGCGCCTGGCGCAGGTTCCCCGCGACCAACCGGGATACCGCATCGTCACGCTGCAATTCCTGCGAAGCCGCGCCGAACAGCGCGCCGAAAGCACGCGCGCCATCCTGCTCGAATACCGGTTCCGCCTGATTTCCCAATAACCCCCTGACCCCCGGAACCGAGGGGCAATCACCGGAGTTACGAATATGACCGCCCAGAAAGGCAGCGCCTTCCTACTCAAGATATCTGACGGGGGGAGCCCCGCCACCTATGAAACCGTTGCTGGCCTCAGGACCACGCAAATGTCGGTCAATGGTGACACTGTCGTCGTTACGAGCAAGGACAGCGGAGGCTGGCGCGAACTTCTTTCCGGCGCGGGCGTGCGCTCAGTTTCGGTTTCGGCTGCCGGCATCTTCCTTGGCAGTGCAGCAGAAACCCGAATTCGCGCCAACGCACTTGCCGGCTCGCTGGACGACTACGAACTCAGCTTCGAGGACGGCGAGAAACTGCAAGGCAAGTTCCTGATCCAGCGCCTCGACTATGCCGGCGATTTCAACGGCGAACGCAACTATTCGATGCAGCTGGAAAGCTCCGGCGCGGTGATTCCGGCGTGAGCGGCGAAGCAGCTAACCCCGCCAATCCGCACCGAGGCGAAGCCACGCTGGAAATCGGGGGGCAGCCCTGCTTGCTACGACCCAGCTTCTCCGCGCTGGTCGCAGCGGAAGAAGAGTTGGGTGCGCTCTTTGCCCTGGTCGAACGCGCCGGCGCGGGCGAGTTGCGCCTTGCGGAAATGACCGCACTGTTCTGGCATTGCCTCGCCTCGCGTGAAGGGCTGACGCGCGAGCGAGTCGGTGAGGCGGTAATGCGTTTGGGGCTGGCAGCCTGCGCAAAACCCCTGCGCGCGTTGCTTGCGCAAATCCTCCAGGGCAGCGGGTGAACGTTACATTCGGCGAATATGCCGCGCGCCTTTCCGCCATTGCGGCGCAAGTGCTTGGATGGCGTCCTCGGGATTTCTGGTCGGCGACACCGGCCGAGCTTGCCTGCGCATTGGGGCCTATAGATGCGGCCGCGACCGAAGCCCTCGATCGCGACGAACTCAACAAATTGATGGAACAGGACAATGGATGAACTTGGAGATGACGGGGTCGAAAGCATGCTGATCGAGGTTCGCGCCAGCACCAGGGGCTTCGCGCAGGATATTGCGGAGATGCGAGGCGCAATCGACACAACCCTTGTCGACGGCTTTGCGCGTGCCGGAAATGTCCTAGAACGCGGATTGCTGGGAGCGATCCGGCGCGGCAGCCTGGGATTCGGCGATCTCAAACGGATCGCTCTCGACACCATCAACGAGATAGCGGTGCAGGCGGCCAAGGGTCTGTTTGCTACCCTGCCTGGGGGCGGCCTTGGCGGCGGGCTGCTGAGCCTGGGCACGAGCTTGATCGGATCGATCCTTGGCCTGCCGGGCCGCGCCACAGGCGGACCCGTATCTCCGGGACGAGGCTACCTGATAGGCGAGCGCGGACCTGAATTGTTCGTTCCCGCTTCGGCCGGCCGGGTAGAAAGATTGACCTCATTCGCAGGATCCCAACACCAGCGGTCGGGCAGCGGGCGCGATGTCCGGGTAGCGATTAATTTGGTGTCGCCACAGGGATCGAGCGTGCCGCAATCGCTGCAAAGATCCGCGCGCCAGATCGCCAGCACCGTGCGCCGCGCATTGGGCTACAACTGAGCGGGAACGCGAAAAAATGGCTTTCTGGCTTGCGCAGAAGCGCGAGGGACAGGCAACGGACTGGATCCAGCGCTTCGACCCTCGCTTCTGGACTGTAAACTTCCCCCGCCCAATGGTCGCCAGCGTCATCGACACGGCCGCCGATGCCCTGCGCGTCGACGCGATGTTCCTGCGCGAGGGAGACCTGGCTGGCTTGATCTGGGAAAGTGAGGATGTACACGATCATCCCCTGCTCGCCTACAAGACCAACCGGGATTATTCGCGCACGACGCTTTCCTTCCGCTGGCAATCGCAAGGCATCCTCCCGCTCGATGTGGTGAACGGCCCGACATTGACGATCGAGGGGCGCGACCAGACTGGCCACTCGCGCAGCTGGTATGTGCGGCTGTGGAATTATGCAGTTGGCGCACCAGAAGATGCGGTCATATCGCTCCGTTTCTCGCAGCTCGATGGTGGCTTCCTGCTGCCTGCCGAAGCCGATCCGGTCTGGCCAGGCGACATCGACCGGATGTTCATTTCACTGGTGGCTCCAGGCTACCAGCCCGGCAGTGACGTGCCTCTGCCGGCGACCGTCGATGGCTGGGCCGAGATGAGCCAGATCAGCTGCTCCGGGCATCGTCCGATGCTCGAAATCGGGAACGTAATGGTACCGCCCCACGGCTTGGCGATCGCTACCGGATACGACGACAATGGAACGCAAACGCCGGTACGAATCGTGCGCAGTATCCGCCAACTGGGTTACCGGGGAAGCGTTGTCCATTATGTCGGCATGAGCCACTATTTCCGGCTTGCACATCAATCGGGCAGCTATCTTGCAGTGGAGGGTGGCGATCCGCTCTGTGAACCGGCCAAGAACTGGCATCGTGCCTTTTTTGCGGAATGCAACAGGCTCGGCTTCGCACCGATCGCTTCATTGTCCTACGAATTGCTTGACCAGCATTGCCCAGAGGATTGGAAACAGCGCGATCATGCCGGCAATCCCGCACTGACCGGATGGGATCCCCCTTCCAGCTTGCTTTCCCCAGCCAATATCAGCGCCATGGCCTGGCTGCAGGCCGCTGCAGTATCCTTCGTTTCCCTGATGATCGAGGCCAAGGCAAATGCCCGGCTCCAGGTGGGAGAACCCTGGTGGTGGATATTCTCGGATGGACGCATCTGCCTTTACGATGATGCGGCTTCGGCAGCCTTCGGTGGCAACCCGCCCGTCATCACAGACATGCGCCAGCCGCTCGATGCCGCACAAGTCGCTCTGCTAGATTCTGCAGGAGCACTCCTCGCGACGTCGACGGCAGCGTTGGTCCAGGCTGCGCGAGATGCGGTCGCGCCAAAATCGTGTGAAGCGCTATTGCTCGTCTTCCCTCCCACCTTGCTCGATCCTGCCATGCCCGAGGCGCGGCGCGCAAACCTCCCGACCGGCTGGGCCAACCCCGCCTTCGACCGACTGCAAGTCGAGGATTACGACTGGCTGACCGCTGGCGCCGATGCATACCGCCGATCGAGCTATGAGGAAATCAACCAGCGCCTGGGCTACCCGCCCCAAGAGCAAGACTATTTTGCAGGATTTGTCTTGCTTGCAGAAGATGCCGATCTCTGGCGCATGATCGATATGGGCGTCGACGAGGCGATGGCCCGCAGTCCTAATGAAATCTTCATCTGGGCGCTGCCGCAAGTCAGCCGTGATGGCTATGTGCGGCTTCCCCGACTAGAGGAAAGCGAAGAAATGCAGGCGTTTGACGATGTTCTCTACCCGCTGGCGCTGGGCCGCGATGCAACGGTCACCCCAGAATTCTCGACCAGCGTCGCAGTCACGGCGTCAGGCTTCGAACGCCGCAACAGCCTGTGGTCCGATGCCAGGTTGCGTTTCGATATCGGACCAGGCATCCGCTCCGAGACCGAGCTGGGAGAGTTGATTGCATTTTTCCGTGCCCGGCGCGGTGCAGCACGTGGCTTTCGCCTACGCGACCCATCGGATTATAGCTCAAACGGAATGGTCGGCACCCCGACCATGGCCGACCAGTTGCTCGGCGTGGGCGATGGCGTCGCGTCGAGTTTCCCGCTCGTCAAACACTATGGCGAGGCTGGCGCCCAGCAGACCAGGCGAATCACGCGCCCCGACTTTCAGACATTGCTGGTGAGCGTCGACGGGAATCTTGAGGCCGGAACCTGGACTCTCGACGAAGGCGGCATCGTTGCATTCGACGACCCGCCGCCTGCCGGAGCCGAGGTGCGCGCGGGCTTCCTGTTCGACGTTCCTGTCCGGTTTGCCGAGGACCAGCTGCAGATCTCTGGTGCCAGCTTCGCAGCGGGGGAGGCCCCAAGCGTGCCTGTCGTCGAAGTAAGGGAAGCGGCGTGACCAGGGTCTGGTTCTCGAGCGAACTCGAAACCACGGCGACATTTTGGCGAGTGCTGCGCCGCGACGGAATCTCGCTCGGCTTCACTTCTCATGATCTCAGTCTATGGTTCGACGGTATCCTGCATAGCGCGTCGCCTGGGATGATCCCTTCCTCGATAAAGCGCTCGGCCGATTTCGAACCCGATAGCGCCGAAGTGAAAGGCGCACTTACCCATGGTTCGATCAGCGCTGCGGATCTCGCCGAGGGCCGCTTCGACGGAGCGCAGGTGCGGATCGGCATCGTCGATTGGGAAACCGGCGAACGGGAGGTACTTTATCGCGGCGTGATCGGCACCGTGATCGAGGAAGAGGATCTGTTCACAGCCGAGCTGACATCGCGGAAGGCGGAATTGTCGCGTGACCCGGTTCCACGCACCAGTCCTGGCTGCAGGGCCCCATTCTGCGGACCCGGTTGTGGCCTGAGCCCTGCATTCTTTACGCATGACGCAATCGTTTCTGCGATCGATCCGGGCACCAATGCGGTTGCTCTTGTCGCCGGCCTAAATTCCGAGGATCTTGCCGGAGGCTGGTTGCGCTGGGTCGACGGCCCACAGGCCGGCGTAACAATGCATATCATGGCAGAGAATGCCGGTTGGCTCGTGCTCGACACACCGATAGACGGCGGCGCGCAGGCCGGCCTGGCCGTTATCGTGAGGGAGGGCTGCGACCATACGCTAGACACCTGTTCCGTTCGGTTTGCAAACGCCGCGAACTTCCAAGGCGAACCTTTCCTGCCCGGCAATGACCTACTGACGCGTTACCCGGCCCCGCCTCAATGACGGGGGAGGCAATTGCGCGGGCTGCCGAAGAATTGGTTGGAACGCCGTTCAGATTGCACGGACGCGACGCAAGCACGGGCCTCGATTGCATAGGCGTAATCCATGCTGCCTTGCGCGCTGCTGGAAAAGAGGTGGCTCTTCCCAATGGCTACCAACTGCGTTCACGGTCAATTTCCGGACTGAACCAAATTTCCCGCGCCTGCGGCTTCAGCCCCGCAATGGAACCTGTCCGGCCGGGTGATGTGATCCTGGTGAAAACCGCGCCCTGCCAGTTTCACTTCCTAGTCTCCTCGTTGTGCGGCGGCTTCGTTCACGCCCATGCCGGCATAAGGCGGGTTGTCCTCACTCCTCCCCCTTTGTCCTGGCCGATCCTCGGCCATTGGCGCTGCGATCAACCAAATTGAGGAATTTCAATGGCAACTCTGTTATTCACTGCCATCGGCTCGATTGTCGGGGGTCCGGTCGGGGGAGCGATCGGCGCGCTTGTAGGAAGGCAGGTCGATACAGCAATCTTCGGCGGCAGCGGAAATGCTCACGGTCCAAGGCTGAAGGAGCTTTCCGTCACCACCTCAAGCTACGGAACCGCGATCGGCAGGCATTTTGGCCGGATGCGCGTTCCAGGCTCGATCATATGGGCGACCGAACTAAAGGAAGAGAGCGAGACAAGTGGCGGCGGCAAGGGCAAGCCCAAGGTCACCACCTACAGCTATACCGCGTCATTCGCGGTTGCCCTCGCCAGTCGTCCGATCCAGTCGATCGGGAGGATCTGGGCCGACGGCAACCTGCTTCGCGGTGCCGGGGGCGACCTGAAGGTCCAGGGCGATATCAGGATCTACACCGGAGAGGGCGACCAGGATCCCGATCCGCTCATCGCCGCTAACGAAGGCTCGAGCCGCTGTCCCGCTCATCGCGGCCTCGCCTATGTCGTCTTTGAAGATCTCGATTTGACAGACTTCTACAACCGCTTGCCGGCACTTACATTCGAAGTCATCGCCGATACCAACATCTCGCTCCAGGATATTGTCGGCGAGGTGATTGAAGACACCGATGCCGATCTGGCCCTCGATGGCATCGAGGGCTTTTCCTGCGAAGGTCCGGTCTTGGATTCACTGCGGCAACTCGACCCCGTCATTCCTATGGAAACTGACGCAACGGGCGAGTCCTTGATCATAGGCCGCGAGCGTTTGCAGACTGCACCAATCATGTTGCCTGAAGCGGCAATTTCGGTCGGAGACGGCGAGTTCGGCGGTCGCAGCGGATTTGCCCGCCGTCGTTCTCCTGCCGGAGAGAATCCGCCCGAAATCTTGCGGTATTACGATCTTGGACGCGATTATCTGCCTGGCCTGCAGCGCGCATCCGGCCGTCAAGCGCCAGGGCAGCCACGAACACTCGAGCTGGCCGCATCGATGACCGCGAACAACGCACGAATCCTTGTGGAGCAAACCAAGCGTCGGGCCGATTGGTCGCGCGATACAATTGCATGGCGGACAAGCGAACTGAATCCATCGACAGCCCCTGGCGCAATCGTCACCTTGCCAGGAAGGCAGGGTACCTGGCGCGTCCGGGAGTGGGAGTGGCGAGACACGGGCGTCGAACTTTCTTTGGAGAGGGCAGTACCAATCGGCGCAGACGAACAGCCTGCGGGATCCGTCGATCCCGGTCGCATCAACCCTGCCAACGACCTGATAATGCCGCCTACCAGCCTTGCCGCGTTCGAACTGCCCTGGGACGGAAGCGGAAGTGGCGACACAATGATCGTCGTCGCGGCCGCATCATCCAGCGAGTCCCATTGGCGCGGCGCGGCGCTCTATGCCGATCAGGGAACCGGGGAGCTGATCTCGCTGGGGCCGAGCGGAAGAAGCCGAAGTGTGATCGGCAACGCCGAGAATCCGCTTGCACACGCAAACCCGTTAATTGCCGACCGGTCGTCATCATTGACTGTCGAACTTGTCGCGGATGACATGGTTCTTGCCAACGCGACGTCAAGCCAGCTTGCAGCGGGAGCCAACAAGGCTCTGATTGGAAGCGAAATCATTCAGTTCGCGAGGGCGGAATTCCTGGGAAACCGCCGCTGGAATCTCGCTGGCCTTTTCCGTGGCCGCGGCGGGACCGAAGAAGCGGTGGACTCCCATCTGGCAGGCGAGACCTTCGTCTTGCTCGACACGTCACTGGTCGCACTGGATTCCGCTTCAGTCGGCACCGCGCCCGGCACCGAGATCATTGCAATCGGCCTGGGCGATCAAGAACCAGTTTCCTCACCGATAGGTCTGCGGGGAATAACTCTGAGGCCACTATTCCCCGTGCACCCGCGTATGTCGGTCCTCTCTGACGGGTCCTTGCAGCTCAAATGGACACGCCGCGCAAGAGGCGCGTGGCTCTGGCCCGATGGCGTCGATGCGCCGCTACGGGAACAATCGGAACAATATCTGCTTACATTCGGGCCTATCGATTTACCTGTTGCGCTGTGGACGCTCACCGAACCGCAATTGACCATTTCGGCCAGCACCCAGGCGGACCTCGAATCTGCCTTGCCGGGGGGCGAATTCCAAGTTCGCCAGCAAGGCAGCTTCGCTCTGTCGGACCCCCTGCACATCGGGATCCTTCCTACAACAGCATAA